CTTTTATTAGAACACAAAAGGAAGCGCTTACAGGGCAAAAACTCTATAATGATGCAATAAAGGAATCCCATATACAGACTGCGGTGGAGGAGAATCACTTGCAGCAGCTATTGGCTGTTGCCAAAGATGTACAGAAGCCATACGAGGAACGCCGTAGGGCTGTGGCGGAGCTGAACCGTTTGGTACCTGAATACAATGGTAACCTTACGGTAGAAACAGCACAGACAGAGGAGGCTAAAAAGGCATTGGATAAGTATGTGGAGAGTCTAAGAGCAGCAGCCAGAGAGAAGTACCTCAAAGCCATAGTGGATCAGAAAGCCGAAGCGCTTGCCAAGGCGGAATATTCGAGCCTTGAGGAAAATATATCGTGGTATCAGAAGGCGTGGAATAGTGTTAAAAATATGGGGAATATGAGCGCGGCTTATCAGAACAACCTTGTCAGCTCCATAGAGAACAAGAGCAAGCGGATAAAGGAAGCTGAGCAGGAGTTGAAGACAGCCACAGACCAGCTGATGAAGGAGCAAGCCAAGAAAGTAGAAGGCAGTACCGAGGGGGCAGACACCACAGAGACTCCTCTTGTAGGAGGCGGAGACAAAGAGGGCAAGGGTAAAAAAGAAAAGGTGAAGGACTATTCCAAGGAGTACGAAGCGGCTAAGCGGGCGCGATTGGAGGCGGAGCAGGCGCTGCAAAAAGAGATAGCCCAAGGGTTGGAAGAGAGCCTTGATAAGCAGTTGGCCACTACGGAGCAGAAGTACAACGAAAAGAAGTTCAAGCTGCAACAAGAAAATGCCACGCTGGAGCAGGAGATAGGCACGCTTGCGGCGGAAAAGAGTAACGATCCTAATCGGGAGAAAGCCATAGCCGAAAAGCGAAAGCTGATGGAACTCAACAAGCAAATAGAGGTCGCCTACGAACAGCAGAAAGAGCAGGAGCTGCTGCAAGTCAGGGAGAAATACCACGCCAAGGAAGCCGAGCGCAGGGTCAAGGAACGCAGCCGTGAAATAGAAGCCCTGCGCCGCCAGAAATCCGAGGAGATCATAGAGATACAAAGCCTTGAAGATGCCAAGGCACAGCTAAAAGGGCAGCTTTCGGAGCGGGAGCTGGCACAGATAAAGACCCTTGAGCAGGCTAAGAAAGCCCTTAGGGAGCAGGCGGAAAAGGAGTTACTGGAGGAGAGCCTGAAGAACTTTGAAGAGCAGAAACAGATTCTTATGGGTTACCTCTCTACCCTTACAGGGGAGGCTAAGGAGAAGCTCGTGGAGGACATTACTCAGATAGAGGATAAGATGATCCAAGCGCGGGAGAAGTTGGACGATATTAAGAACAACAAAGACGCCAAAGAGGAAAAGGCAGCAGGACAGGAGCTGGAAAAGGTGGATGTGCTGGGCTTTACGGCTAAGGACTGGGAGGATACGTTCTCCCACTTAGACGAGATGAGTAACCGCTTTAAGGCTGTGGATATGGTAGTGGGGGCGATGAGTAATGCCTTTAGCCAGTTTGCCCAATTGCAGCAGAACCTCAACCAAAAGGAGCTGGCCACTTATACCAAGAACCAAGAGCAGCAGAAGCAGGCGCTGCTAACGCGGCTCAACCAAGGGTATATCTCTCAGGCGCAGTATCAGAAGGAGCTGAAGAAGTTGGAGGAAGAGGCACAGGCGAAGAAGAAGGAGCTTGCCGTGAAGCAATTCCAAGCGCAAAAGGCGATGAATATGATGAGTATCGTGGCTAATACGGCTACGGGGATCATGCGGGCGTATTCGGATGCAGGGCCTATAGCAGGGAGCGTGTTTGCCGCAATTGTGGGAGCCATGGGGGCAGTGCAATTGGGTATTGTAGCGGCGCAGCAGCCGCCGAGCTATGCTAAGGGAGGTTATACCAAGGGCTTGGGCTTTAAGGACGAGAGCGGCCAAGAGGTGGCGGGGATCGTCCATGGCGATGAGTATGTGGTACCCCAATGGCTGAAGAAAGACCCCGAAGTGGCGCAAGTGGTGGAGTGGCTCGAAGCCAAGCGCTTGGGTCAGTCGCCCAAGGGGTATGAAGCAGGCGGGGAGGTGGTGGCCAACTCGCAGCAAGAGCCACAAGTGCGCAGCTCACAGCACGAGCTACCAGCGCGCGAGAGCAATCTTACGGAGGTGCTGGGCAAGCTCAATAGTACCGTGGAGAAGCTGCAAGAGGAGGGCATAGAGGCGTATATCGTAGCCGATGCCAGAGCTGGGAAAGAGTTTAGGCGCGCCATAAAGGATTTTGAGACGCTACGAGATAAGAGCAAGCGGTAGGGGTTATCCCCCTAGCCCCCGAAGGGGGGACGAGTGGTTAGTTGTTAGTGATTAGTTGTTAGTTATTAGAAGTATGGAGGATTATAAAGAGGAGATTCGGGGGCTGATAGGGAGGTATTACAGCCCTTGTGCCACGACAGAGAGCTGGGTGTGTACCTATAACAGTACCCTTGAGCTACTGGCTATGGTGTTGGGGGTGATCCCTACTACCCCCATAAGCGAACACGATATATACGAGGTGATGAAAGAAATGGGATATACCATAGAACTGGTGGCACAGGAAGCAGGAGAGGCGTTCTTGTGGAAGATGTATCAGGTTAGTGGTTAGTGGTGGGTGAATTTTTTTTCAAAAAGATTTGGAGGAAAGGAAAAAAAGTTGTACCTTTGCGGTGTTACAATCTTGAAGGATATTTTATATCCGAATATATCATAAAATATAAATAACTCACGGCGTGAGGGTGTCGCTATATAGTAATATATGGCAAAATTTCGTACACTTCGAGATTGTAACAGCACCTACTCACGCCGCTTATTTTTTTATTTCATGTTACAATCTCAACAAACAACCGTAGATACTATGCCCGTAGTGGAGGCGTTGTATCGTAAAATCCAACCCCTACCTATAGGGAAGGATCAGCTATTGGAGTACCTCTCGGAGCAGGTGGCCAAGGAGTTTTTTAAGGATATTATCAAGGCAGCGCATGGGGAGTGTGTGGTGAGGTGCTTGCAGCGGGGGCGCCTTGTGGAGGAATGGCGTATCAGTGCGCTTTGTCAGGAAGGCAAGGGGAAAACATTTGCTAAAGCGGTGCTCTCACTGCATGGGGCGATTGCTAACGCTAAGACCAAGGAAGGAGGTGTGCTATGAGAGGGGAGAAGCAATTACCACGTCCGCTGGACGAAGTGCTTGGGCGAAAGCTGGTGTATTGGCTTTGCGAGATAGACGATAGGTTAGACAGGGAGGACGACTTCCAAGAGAAGTTGTTGCAATTCCCGAAGCTGTTGGAGGACTCGACCTTTTTTGACAAGGAGGAACAAGCCTTTGTAAAAGACATGTTTCTGCACATGCTCTCGCTAACCTTTATCATACAAAGGCATAAGGAGGAGATAGCGGTGTTCTGCGAGGAATACAATGGGTAGTGATTAATGACTAATGACGAGTGACTAATGACTAATGACAAGTGACAAAAAAGAAAGTCCTTTCTGAAATGGAAAGGGCTTTTTATTTTTGCATTAGTCAGAGGACAGACGACAGAAGTCAGAGGACAGACGACAGAGGCTGACAACTGACTACTGACCACTGACGACTGAAAACAGATTGATATGAATAGAGAACGGGAGATAGGGCGTGTAGGTGCGCAGATGATTACCTCTGCCTTGCGTAGGGCCGCAAGAGGGGCAGGGCTGGAGGGGCTGTCCAATGAGGCACGTGGTAAGGAGCGTATGCGATTTAGCCAGCGTGTGGAGGGCGGCAAGCAGGCTTACTTGCGTGGGATAGCGATTGTTATGCAGCGTTATGGGTTTATCCAACACTATGGGATAGAGGCAGGGCGCGTGCGAAGAGGCGGGGAGCGCGTGAGAAGACGACCAAGGGAGACCTCTTACCGATTTAGCGCACACCTGTACAAGCGTGGTATGCAGGGGACGAAGTTTTTGGAGCAAGTGGTGGAACAGAGTGGCGCCGTGGCGTACCTGAGTGAAGCCATAGCCCAAGAGCGGGGGGAGGAAATTGCCCTTGGGGTGAAGCAAATATTGACAAGTGACAAGTGACGAGTGACAAGGGATTAACGAAAAGTGAAAAGTTATGAGAAAGGATTGGGAAAGTGGGATTACCTTTGAAATGACATTGGATCCCTTTGAGATGAAACTCACTGGGGATACATCAGTACAATGGGAGCATGATGATGAACCATGTGATTTTAAGGGAATTGCGGTCAATTATGGGGCGCCAGATTCGATGTTTTTCTGGCAGGAAACGGAGCAAGATGTCGGGCTGTTTCGTATAAAGCAAAAGCAGAAGAAGGTTGTAAGGATTTCATACGCCTCTCCTAGAATTCTTGATGAGGTAGATTTTAGCTTGTCTGAGATGTATAAGCGTACAGGCGCTATCGCAGGAGTGCCGCTGATAGTGGGAACACGGATAGAGAAGGAGGGAGGATTTTTTGTTGATACCAGTCTTTATCCCTTTAAGATTGCAGTTACTGTAGTAGGGAATCCTGCGGCGTTTAAGGTAACGCCCTGGTCTTATAGTTTTTCGTTGATCAAGGAGAAGAAGGAGCATAGGGAGGGGATTATAGAAATCAGGAATCCAAACCTATTGCAGTTTGAGGTCAGTGCGAGTTCGGATAAGATAATAGTTGGTGCGATAGAGAACCAAGGCGGGGAAGTGGTTAAAATACCTATCCGTACGAAGTCCTCCGAGGAGCTGGCTGCGGGGAGCTTTCGGGAGCAGATCGTGGTGAAGTCCTCCCAGGGGAGTGAGCGGGTAATTCCTGTATATCTATCAGTGAAGAAGGAGCTGGAGATGGAGGAGCGGGATCTGTACTTCTGCAAAGACAAGGATCTGCTGGAGGTACGCGCCAAGGGGGACGGGGATTATATGGATATGCAATTGAAGATACAATTTTCGGGCTATGGACAGCAGAAAGAGGTTCTCCAGCGCTATGAGTATGCGTTTTTTCAGCAAAAGGTAAAAATAGATATAGGGGAAGAGGTGCAGGATTTCTTTGAAGGAATCCCCAACTTGCGCTCCTTGACCCTGAACGAGACGCGGGATATAACGGTGTATCCCCTGTATAAGGCCGCTGTAGTGGATGTGGTGCTGGTGGAGCGTAGCTTGAGCGGGGAGGAAAAGGCACGCTATGAGCTTAAGGGGTTGCGTTATCTGCCAGGGAAGAAGCCTAAGTGTTATCCCTATCTGACACAGGCAACCCTAAGGAGTACGTATCCTGAGAGCATGGTGTCACTCAGTGCGCTGGTAAAAGACATTAGATCACAGCAGTTGGTGAAAATCGTATCGGATAGGGTAAGATTGACGGAGGTAAGAGAGGACTATGAAGTAGGAAACTTTTCATTTTTGCGAAGTGTAGCCGATATTCGCTACTCTCCAACGAGTATTATCACCTATAAGGGATTGAGCTTGGAGCCGAAGCCTGGGAGTAATGATAGGCCCATATTAGGTATCTTTGAGAACCAGAACCAATGCCCTGATTGGTTCTCCTTTGCAGGCGAATGGGAGGGGCATGTGGAATATCAGCATCAGATAGGGGAGCACCTGCTCAGCCGTGAGCGCTATAAGGCGCGTGTCGAGGAAAAGCGGACTTTCAAGCTCAACACGGGGTGGATCTTTGCCGAGGAGATAGCCGTACTATGGGAGCTGGTACGCAGTGAGCAGTGCTTCCTAAAGATACAGGGCGAGTGGGTGAAGGTGATTCCTATTTCGCAGAAGCCGCTATCATACGACAGTACACGGAACCTGCACAGCTATGTGGTGGAGTTCCAAGAATCGGCCATTAGAGAATAAAGAAGAAGGATGGAGTTAGTAAAATTTGACAAGGAGGGGACTTACCCACGTATATCCGCCTCGCATATAGACGAGAGCATTGAGCTTACCCCTGCCGAGCAGGAGATCAAGGCGCGGCTGAGGCATATCCACGCCCTTAGGATGACCAACAAATATTCCAAGTATCAGGCTATACAGATACACATGCGAGAGATGAGAGTCAGCCAATCCACAGCTTACAGGGATTACAATTGGGCAATGCAGATCTTCGGAGAGCTGGACAAGGTAGATGTGCAGGCCGAGCGGATGATTTTGGCGGAGTGCTATTGGCAACTCTACCAAAAGGCACTCAAGAAGGGCGATCTGGAGCAGGAGCGTAAGGCGCTGGATTCGTATAAGTCGCTGTTCAACTTTGACAAGGAGGAGAAAGAGATTAACTTTGAGAAGATCTCCGCTCACGAATACCATATCAAAATGAGCCGCAAGAGTATGCGCATGCTACGCGATGCCATAGGTACAGGCGTGGTGGACTTCAACGACTTGCCCGCTGAAGATATAGACTATGAGGAAATGACCAATGACCAATGATAATAAAACCAGTTAAGGAGATATACCTGAACCCCATGCAGATGGCTGCGGTGGAAGCCAATAGGTATGGACGGATAAAGAATATTTGTATAGAGGCGGGGCGTGGTACGGGCAAATCTACCATATTGGGTTGGTA